TACACCAAGATTAAGACTAGAAACTTAAGGATTGATGGTGATGCATGGTTAGGATTCCGTAAGGGAATTGGTGAGACTGTATCACTCAAATCACAGGCATCACAAGTTGACTTCTTTGCCAATACTGGTGGTCCTTCAATCATCAACTTTGCTACTAACGCATCTGAGATCAATATTGCTGGTCAGGGTGGTGTTACTACAATCAATAACCAATTAGAAGTTATTGCATCTGCTAAGTTCAATGGTGACATCCATATGTGTGGTGGTGTTGCATCATTCGCATTTACTGGAGGAAGAGCACAGTTAGGAACAGATATAACTGCACACGAAGATGGTATTATATCACAGGCATTATTCAATAAGAATATTGACATCTTAAATGTTCTTGTTAAAGGAACAAACGAAGAGGGATATAACCAAGTTGATACCGCTGGTGCTGGAAACTGGGGTGGAGTGGCATTCCAGAACTCAGTCAATACTGGTGGATCTGTTGAACCTATTGTTCTACCAACAATAAACACAGCAGATGAATATTACTTACCACTTAAGTTACAACCAGTCAAAGCAAATGGTGATCCATACTTTGGAACTAGTGACTATATTATAATTGACAGTGCAGTTGTTGGTATAGGTTCATCAGCAACAGGTCATCCTGAGATTCTACAGATTACAGAACTCACAAGGATCAACGAAGCACCATACTATATCAAGGTCAAGCGTCAACCATTCGGTGCATTTGGTGGTGTATTAGATAATCATCAAGATACTACACCAATATACAAAGTCAATGTACAGTTTGATGCCACATGGACAGAGCAAGCACTTGACAATGATACCAGTGCAACTGACCCAGTATATCTCTCAGAGTTTGGTGGTAGTCTAACAAACAATGACTATGTTATTGTTGATAGAGATGACTCACCAAAAGTTCCAGAATATATCAAGGTTATCACACCTCTTGCTCAACAAAGACAGAAGTTCAGAATTTCTAACTGTGCTGATCCAGATGAGGATGTGTTCGTAGTTGATTCTGTAACTGGTGAAGTACAGGTTGGTAATCCAAATATACCTGGCTCAGTTCTAACAATCAACTCATCACTTAATATGGATGGTGGTTGTGGAACTCTAGGAACTGTTGAGTTTACTGGAGATACAAATGCTGGTACTAATGTAATTACAAATGTACAGGTCGTAACTGCTGGCAAGACAATTGCCGATCTTCAAAGAGGAGATGTAGTTTCTGTTGTTACAGACTCATCACCACTTAAGATATTCCAAGATACCACTGTTGATTTTGTGTTTGGTGGTGCTGTTTACTTAAGTAGAACTATAATTGGTTCTTCTTCAGTCAGTGGAGGAACATTCAAAGCACAAAGAAATGAGAGAATAACAGCAACTGATGGTGGTAACAACACTACATTTGATGTTGACACATGCTCAGGTACAACAACAATTGGTACACACGCTGGTAGATTTGATCTCAACTTAGCATGGTCAAGTGCTGCTGGTATTCTTACAAATGCTAATTTACCATCAGCATTAAATGCTGATAATGTAGTTACATATGGTTATTATGCAGATCCAACAAGTATACAGGCAAATGGTGCTAGTTCAACTATCATATCAACTGCTGCTGGTTCTGGATCAGGAACATTACAAATTGCTGTACAGCAGATTGGAGAAGGAACTGGTAAGTTTACAGTTGGCGACTTAATTGCTGTAGGACCTCTAACATCATTTACTAGCACAACTGGTCAGATTGAATTTATGACAATCACTGATGTTGTAGATGGAACGAATACAATCGTTGCAACTAGAGCACAGGAAGGCACAGTTGAGATGAGTCATCAGCAGTCTGATATTGTTAGAAGAGTTATCAAACATGAAAGACAATCTTTAGTGGTTGATGCTCAAATCAGACAAAGATTAGCAGCAGGAGTTCCAACTGATTACTTATCTGTAATTCTAGAGAGAGGATATATCTCACAAACAAAACTAGATTACAAACAGTGGTTAAGATTTAGTAATACATCTACTGGTGTTGAGATATTAACCAATGTAAATGGTAGGTTATATGGTAAGAACCATACTGCTCAAATGGATGAGCAACTTGGTGATGGTGCTAAGTCATATAGAGAAGGTAGTCTAACTGTTACAGACAACTTAACTCTAGAAGGTGGTAACTTCGTAATTTACGATAGTGTCAAGCAAACAAAACTATTCCAGTTTGTTAACGATGACGGACATGCTGATCACTCAGGTCTAATTAACTGGGATGCTGGTGTACTTGCAAGAGGAGACTTCTTCTTATATCCAACATCCTGCCCAGAGAATGTTATCACAACACTAGCATGTGACCCATCATTCTCAGTTGATAACTTAGGTAACGTAACTGCTCTAACAACATTGACAGTTACAGGTGTACCAACACCAACTCCAACAGAGGAAGATGTATTCTCTGTAAGGAATCTAGGTATCAGTGGTGGTAGTGAATACACTATCAAGAAAGATCGTTCAATTGATGCATTTGGATTACAAAACTTCACCACATCAAATGGTGCAAGACATACTAGATACCTATCAGCAGCATCACCAGAGGCAGATCTAACATTGATTGCAAACATAGTTTACATGGTCAATGTTCAGAATACACAGACATTAATTGTTACATTACCAGCAGCACCAAAAACTGGTGATATTGTAAGAATGATTGATGTAGGTGGTAACTTGAAATACGATACTACACTAGTCATCAGAACTCCTGAGACAAGTGGCACACCAATACAGGGTGATGCAATTGGAACACTATTTGGAGATAGAATAACACCTTATCCATCTGGTGAACTCGTAGTTCAGACACCAAATGCAGGATTTGCATTAATATATCTTGGAGCAATTGATAGTAATAATCAAATAGGCATCCCAACCAGCGTACAAGGTTGGTGGTTAATGGAGGTATAATAAATGCCAAGTTACAACCGTATAAAAGCACAGAAAGCCAGTCCAGTCGGCACAATCATGCCATGGACTGGTAGTACAAGCGACTCAGCGTTGGTTGCTGATGCTATACCAAAAGGTTGGATAGTATGCAATGGTGCTCAACTCAAAGCAAAGGATTATCCTGTTCTTGCACAAATATTAGGCAATGAATACGGTCCTGTAGTAGAGACTGGACAACCATTTGTTGGTATATCTAATTCATATCCAAGTTATAATGACGATGATGTATTTAATTTACCATCTTTGAACCAGACAGTTCCAATTGACCTAGAAGGAAACTTGTTGACAGGTGTAGAGTTAAGTGTCATAGGTCAATATGTTTCTAAAAACGGATTTGAAGGCAATCAACCACTAACAAATGTGTTATCATATATTGATGCAGAGTTTATAACAAGTCCAGCAGCAGAATTATCAGGAAAAATAAAAGGTATTACTCTTGAAGAACCATCATACTTTGATACTATTAGAACTATACCTAGAAAACTAGGTGTTGAACATACTGCAACACATACACATCCAAGACCATCAGATGGTACTGTATACCCATCTGTAGAATTAGGTGGTGCTTATGTAGGTCTATTTGAAGCAGGATATTTTGAGACTCAAGGAAATGAATATTCAACAGGATCTGATGTAGGTTATTCTAACGCAGAACCATTAGCAGATAGATTTGATACAGGTGAAGTTTTCTGGACAGCATATGACCCTGCAGCAACATCATTGGTTACATGTGATAATCATAAGCATTTTGGTTCATCATCTGACGTCATACCATTAGTACCAAGTATTGATAGAAATATTCCAAGTTATGGACAAACAACTGGTGCACCTGGTGCTGGTGGATATGCAGATAACAACTCATGTGTGTCACAGGTACAGCAAGCAGCGGTTACTGCTCCATTCCCACCACCTGGCACATATCTAGGACAAACTAATTATTACAAATCAGATCAAGTTCCATTAGCAAGAAGAGGTGGTGGTGCAACTCCTCCAGTTACAGATCCAAATGATTATTATGGTGCACCTGACACAGCAGTTGGTAGAGATTTTCCATATCCTACCACATTGAATCATAGTGGTGATGCTTTTACTGATCCATCATTAGGATCACACAATCATTTTACCATTGATATAACAATGACCAATGGACAAATGAATTTACCTAACACTATACTCATAAATAATATGACTACTGGAAACATAGAACCTATAAATGTTGACAGAGCATTGAGTGTACAGATAAATCCAAACACACCATCCTTGGTCGTATTGTATATCATCAGAGCATACTAATGGCAGTATTATATTCAAAAGAAAAAGGAAAATTAGGGACACTTACTGGTTCTATTATAAACTGGTCTAATCAATTATCATCAAATGATCCTGCAGATCTTTTAAATTACCAGACTCTTCCTGCTGGTTATTTGAGATGTGATGGTTCAGTTTACCTAGCAGAAAATTTTCCAGAACTTGCTTCTATATTAGGTGTAGGTTCTAATTGTAGATATAAGAAACCAGACACAACATTACTTGACAATCAATTTCAAGTACCAGATCTTAGTGCAAAATCTACTAAGACATCATTTGGTGCAAACTTAGGAGATTATCAGGATACATATCTATTAAATGATTCAGAACAAGAGATAACAAAAGCTGGTGTAGGATTAGAAGTTAGTAGTAATATAGGTACAACATTTGAGATACAGTATCAAGGTAATTTCTTTTTGCCATCACAAACAATAGAGATTACTGGTCAACCTGGTTTTGCCAGATCCACTGGTAACTACACAGAGGAAACAGAGGTATTACATACAGCATTCCAACCACATGCTCACTTCCATGATGGTAAGAGATCTAGAACTGCATCACCTACGAGTGAATTTAGTTTGTTTGGTAGAAACTCATACAAATCTAAGTCTACATTATGCATATCATCGTGGGCAGACAATACTACTCAACCATTATGTAAAGCAGCAGCATCTAAATTTGTTGCTGCCTTGATGCCTAACAGAAACAAATCAAATCAGTGCTTTACTTTCTTGGTTGGAGGTCCGTCTCAGGAAACCTACGAGTATTATGGTGGATGTTGGAATGGTTGTACATTTGAAGATACTGGTCAGTGTCTTGTACCTGGCGATATTCCTATATTAAATCCAGATGGAAGTGGTACACCAACAGGACAGTTTTATCAATTTGGATGTAATAGTAATGGTACTCAGTTAGGGTGGCCGATGTATTCTCCAGAGGGAACAGCACCACAAACAGGATTTTGTGGAAATATGCCATATCAAGGAGATATGACCTGTAAAACAGGACCTAAATGTAACGTAGGTCCTTCAAACTGTAATGCATACAATGATTATGCACAGGCAACAGGTAGTCAACCACCAACTCATCAAAAATTAGGAGCAAACTATACACCAGCACTTGTAAGTAAGGCAACTCAAGTGCCATTTGACTCACAGGCAGACACTCCTGCTTTTGCTGCTCTTAATAATACAGTTACTGACGTAGAAGAGTTTGGTAGAGACTGTATACACAAACATTTTATGCCTTTTGAACAGGATCCACATAACTTTTTTGTTGTAAC